TGTCTGCCAACTGCCCGTTAACCTTTTTCATAATATAACGTGCGACATAAGCAGCAGACTGGAAATTGACATCACCAATACTAGCATACCCAAACGGCCATAAAGCTGAAAGTTTCTCAGAAGTATAGATTGTACTTCCGCTTGGGGTACGCTTATGGACTTTTTTATCATCAAAACAGAAATTAAATATGCAAGCATGAAAATGAGGGCGACCATACTGCTCGCCATACTCACCAGCCATATAAAAACGAATTGCTCGTTTCCCATCTCGCTCTTCTATCCCTTTATAGTGCTTGCGAAACCGCTTCATGAACCGCTGAAAATGATCATAATCCAATGACCTATCCACTGGCAAGTGTTCGTTGTTGTACGTCAACGTAACAAACATATTGTTGCGGTACAACGAAGCTTCATGCATACACCTAGTAGCCCACTGGCGAGAACGCTCGAGCCTGCAGCCGACACACTGCCCGCACGGCAGCTGAAGGGATCGAACTACATCAACCCGAGCGCTCTCATAAAACACCACATCCCCACAGGCCGTTTTATAAGCCTGTAGGGGGTGATAACACGGCATTTATAGGCGCCAACCACCCCGCATGGGGTTGGCCCTTACATTAGCCGCTTTAGTCCTCTTAACCATCTTTTTAAAACCGCGTGCGGAACGGTACTTATTCATCGGCTTACGCTTCATAAAAACCCCTTTTTTTTAAAAAATGGTGTCACCTAGCACAGTTACATCAAGTAGTACCCTGTGCAGCCTCGGCCTGACCGGCCTCGGTAGGTGACTTTAAATCCCCTTCCGGGGCCCCTTCCAACAGGCCTAAGGCCTTCATTTCGTCTCGATTAGCTGCATCAAGACAAAAATCTACAAACGCCGCTGGGTCGTTCGCAAAACGCTCCCGAACCCTAGCCGGCAACGTATCAAACGCCTCCTGGGCGTCCAAAACGGCGTTCAACGCCGACTGATAATCCTTAATCCCGCTGAAATCCCCAAACTGGGGCTCCAGCGGAACAACCGGCAGCTGGCCGGTCACATTAAAACGCTCAAGAATTGTGTTGATATCACAATCCTCTTTAAACTGCTGTTGAGCCAAACTCGGGTCCTCGCAAACGAGGCCAGTCTCAACAGACACCTTATCTGAATCGTAGTTACCCAAACTACGCAAAAATATTTTACTCATCGAATCGCCTTTATTATCTGGATCAATAACTCACCAATCTTCGAATACTGACCAACAGTACGACCAAGATCATTCATCGAAGCCTCAACAGCTACCTGATTCTTTAACAACGTAGTTTCGGCATTAAGCTTTGAAACCAAAGCACCAAAATGCTTGCGTATATCAGCCTGTGTAGCACCCTGCTCTTGCATTAAATACGCTTGCTGCGCAAGCATGGCAGTAGTAGCCTGAATCCGCTTTTCCTCGCTATCCAAATTGCGAGTAACAGCCTTAATATTTGAAATCTCTGTATTAATCTTGTCTATCTGCGCATCTGACAAAAATTCCGCAGTGTCTGCCTGTTTAGCAGCAGCCCCTGCGCTTTGCACAGCACTAAAAGATTGAGCCGCCATAGCAGCCGGATTAACAAACGACGGCATGGCACCTGCTGGGGTAGCCGCACCACCCAACTTGGTAACCAACATAGGGTTAATACCAGCAGCCGCCAAATCTTTAACCTGGCGTTGATAACTGGTATCGGCCATCTCCCTCTGAAAGTCCATCTGGCGCTGTGCCGCTTCTGCTGACGCCACATTCTGTTCACGACCACCTAAAAAAGTACTAATCGAACTCAAAAATGGTGCAATTGGCAAAGCCTTTTCAAAAGGCTTTGCCAGCACACTAACCGTATCGAGAATACCCATATTAGAAATGATCGATCAAGCCGGGTACTGAGTACATCGGCATCGGTCGCGCCTGTTTAATATCAAAAAACGCATCAAACAAAAACTGCTTGCCATTTGCTGAAGCACCAATTGCAACCACACGATCAACAGGTGGAGTTTCTTGAATAAAAGTACTGTTGAGAGTCGGCAGCGAAGTAAACCGCTGGGCCAAATGCCAAGCATCAAGCGTACCGGCCGCGGTACTTCTGAACAGCCCAGTAATCTGACTGGGTTTATACCGATACTCTGCCCAACGCTCTTGATAACCAAAAACATCGTTATCTTGAGCAGTACCCACACAATAAATCTCTTTATTGAGCACCGCCTGTTCGCCAAGTGTAGCGAACGCCGGAAAATAAAAATCGTATCGAGTTGAACGGCTCCACATCCGATTCAACCCCTGCTGATAAGTCAAATCAGCTCGAACCGATACCAATCCTAAAATATACCCATGCTCTGTAGCTGCATACGTAAATCCATGATTGACTGCGAGACCAACTCCGTAGGCTGCAAGATTACCCTGCGGAGTAGTCCCTCCAGTAACATTAGTCGCACTGGTCTGGGCAATAGGATTAATGGAGATAGGAGTAGAACCACCACCAAGATACTCAGGACGCTGCAAACGAGCATCAGGGCTAACAACACCAAAATGCGCTCTAATAATTTCAGTATAGCGAGTACCACCTCGAGCATCCCTTTCTAAAAGTTTCTGAATCTGAAACGACTGACGCAACTGGTTAATTGTCGCTGCAGTCGCAGTCGACAAATCCGCTTGTAAAGCCGTATTGACCCAACGGGCCGGCTCACTAGCAGTCGCATTAGTAGTAAGAACAAAATCACCAGCAGTATTAGTTTGAGCTACTCGAGCCGTAGCATCACCAGTATTTTTAAACGTAATGTTCTCATTCAAACCGGTAACAGACGCATAACCACCTAAAGGCAACGAAACCGCTGCTCCCTTCTGTGGCCAAGGCAACGCAGAGGTAAAATAATCATGTCGCTTACCGCGACGACGCAACACATAATTTGCAGCAGTGTCCGGCCCATTACCTAGATCAACAGTAGCCGAATTCTGCAAATTCTCATCTCTAAACCACTCGTTATAAATCAAGTTATACGCACGCATCGGCAAATTATTATGCGTAACAGTGTTGGGCGCAGTAATCTGACCAGCTGTAGGAATACCCATATAATCCTGCAAACTGTTTACAGCATAACCACCAGCTGGACTGGTGCAAGTAGGAATAACAAAATCTATCGAAGAATCCGGGTTCGGCGAACGCTCACCCATAAACTTCTGCCAATTGTCCCAAACCAAACGGTTCGGAACAAAAAAGAAAAACGAATCCAAATGCATGTTATCCATGATTGGAAACAACGGAGTAGCAAGCCGAGTAAATGATGTCATATTTAGCCGAACCGTATCTCCCGGCAAAATCTCATCAACATAAACAGGCACTAAATAGCCAGCGTCAAAAGTCGTCTTATACGCTTTCTGACTATCAAACGTAGAACGCGGAATATCCGCGCGCGGAATCATCGCAAACTGATGAACGTTAACACTCTTGTTTCTATGCATCATTTCAACTACTCCTAAATAAAATTCCGCCCCAATTTACTTTCATAAATTGAGGCGGCTACCCTTACTCTCGAACCTTAACCATCCGGCCGAGCGCTAACTGCTTTGGCACGTCCAATAATGCGAACTTACCAGTCGCATCATCAAACTCGCCAAGCTCAAACAAATCAAAATCTTCGGGGTGTTGATAAATCTGATTATCTTCCGCAGGCCTATTCACTTCGTCAGTAAAACTGCGAATAGCAACACCAACCGAAGGAAGGAAAAACGGTCTGCCATAAGCATCGGCAGCCGAATCACGTATAGAGCAAATTACCATCTTCATGTTTGTTTCCCTTTCACAAACAACGTTTCAATTGCGACAGTCGAGCCTTAGCAACTATCTCTCTGTCTCTTAACCTCGCTTCGGAATTATCCTCATAATTCCTCAGACGAGACTTCTCCCGCTCAAACTCTACAACTTCAAATTCCTCTGGATGCTCCAGCTTGAATTTTTTATCATAAAACCGAGGCGGTCGAACCTTACGGCCATTTACAACCACATAGTCATGTGGGTAAACGTCCGTCTTATACTTCTCATACCACTGAAAACCAATTCCAGGTTTCAAACTCATCTTCGTAAACTCTGGCTTACGCTTCACTATCTCTCCGTCATCTGTAACAAACTCATAATGACTGTCTGCCAACTGCCCGTTAACCTTTTTCATAATATAACGTGCGACATAAGCAGCAGACTGGAAATTGACATCACCAATACTAGCATACCCAAACGGCCATAAAGCTGAAAGTTTCTCAGAAGTATA